ACAACAACAAGCTCCAACATTAGACCAACTTGCTGGTGCTACTACACAACAGGCACAACCAGTGGATAGACTAGGTGAGATGCTTCAAGCCTTGACTGCTGCTAATATTGATATCGCTAATATGAGAAGTGATACAAAGCAGAGACTAATCAATCGTGGTAATCAAGCTGCTAACATTGACCCTGAACTATTAAGGTAGTTGCCAATCCATTGTGTGTTGAGTTAGCATTTAATTATGGAATCAACTATACCAACATTAGAAGTTTTTCAACACGCCACTAGAAATATATCAGACAGGACAGATATACTTCCTGAGATTCTGACCAAAGGTTATGCTAAAGTACCAGAAGCCATGAAGCACATGGACGAGTCAGAGTTAAGAGAAAGGTATAAGATTACTGACCTAGATGACAGAGTTCGCACTGCTCTATGGAGAGAGATACAGACAGCACTCAATACCAATAGCAAGATTAGAATGACCAATGTTTATAGTGGTATCTGCACTTATGGCAAGTTTGCATCTATGTGTAACAGCTTAGACAAGGTTGCTTTCTTGATGATGCCAGCAGTTTCGTATGAGACTAAGACTGAAAGTTTACTTAACATGGCAGTTAGTAGGTATGAAGAATTACTTACTATGTCTATTACTACTAAGAAGAAAGTTATAGTTAGCATGACTAAAGACGAGAGAGGAAAGGATAAGTTGGAGTATGAACTTCAAGATGTCATTGACCCATTCAGAGCTAAGTTGTTGCTAGATGTTATTAAGAACCTAGAGGAAAGAGTTAAAGGTGCTAGTGTTCAGAGAAGTGTGAATATACATGAGAGTAATAAAGATGTTGAAGGTACATATAAAGACCTAACAGATATGACACTTATCAATGAGAAGTTGAAGATGCTTGAGGATAAGTTAGCTGGTGGTAGTGGTAAAGTAGTAGAAGAAATTGAATATATAGATGTGGGTTCATAGTGGATTCTATTGGTAGTCAGTTAGAAAAGCTGAAGTTATTAGAGAGGAAGCTGGAACTTAAGGAAGGTTTGCCACACTTGCATGGTTTAAAGATGTACCAGTGGCAGAAAGATTACTATAACGAAATAGCAATGAAGTATTGGTTTATTACTGCTGCTAATCAGTGTGGTAAATCATCTATCCAGATAAGAAAAGCTATAATGATTGCTACTACTATAGAGTTGTGGAGCAATATGTGGCCTGATAGGGCTGCTGTGTTTGCAGATTTCCGTCCTGTTATATGGTATCTATATCCAAATCAAGACACAGTTAAGCAAGAGGTTCATGAGAAGTGGATTCCAGAGTTTCTACCTAGAGGAAAGTTTAAAGATCATCCTATATATGGGTGGAAGTTAATAGTTGAGAATAGAGTTATCAAAGCCATCAGGTTCAATAGTGGTGTATCAATATATTTCAAGACATATTCACAGAACGTAGAAGACCTCCAAGCAGGAAGCTGTGCGTTAATATGCTGTGATGAAGAATTGCCTGATGCGTTATATCCAGAGTTAAGAGCTAGATTAATGGCAACTCAGGGTTATTTCTCTATGGTTTTTACTGCTACTATTGGTCAGGAGTTCTGGAGATTAACCATCCAGCCAGACTTAGGTGAGCCAATTAACTTTCCTAATGCTTTCAAGAGACAGGTATCACTATATGATTCTAAGTTCTACCATGATGGTACGCCTAGCTCATGGACAGATGCTAGAATACAGAACGAGATTGAGAGTTGTAAGAACAAACAGGAAGTAGATAGGCGTATCTTTGGCAAGTTTGTTAAGACAGACAACAAGAAGTATTATGCTTTCGATGCTGAGAGACATTACATACCATTTCCAGTTAAGGATGGTAGAGAGTACAGAGGTGTTCCAGCTGGACATCTTGTATATTCTGCTGTTGATTGTGGTTCTGGTGGAGAGAACAATCACCCTGCTGCTTTTCTATTTCTACACGTTAATAAAGACTATACAAAGATTAGAGTATTTCGTGGTAGGCGAATGGATAAGATCGAGACTACTGCTGGTGATATATATGAAGCATATAAAAAGTCTAGGGGTTTGCTTACTATAGAGAAGCAGTCTTATGATTGGGCAGCTAAAGACTTTGATACTATAACATCAAGGGCTGGTGACAAGTTTTATAAAGCTAACAAGGGTCACAAAGATGGTGAAGACTTACTAAACACTCTGTTCAAATATGATGTGTTAAAGATATATCAAGATGTAGAATTGCAGAAGTTAAAGTCTGAGCTAGATAATCTGGATAATGATACAAATAAACGTAGGGCAAAAGATGACATGGTTGATGTGCTTAGGTATGCTGTTATGTCTATACCTGTAGACTGGGAAGTTATACTAAAGAATGTTAAGGACAAGGTTGAGTCTGTATTTGAGACTACTGCCAATGAAGAACGAGAGCTTAGACCCAGAGACTTTGAGATGAATAGTAGATTATTAACATCAGGGGAAGACAATGAGTTTGAAGAATGGAACGAGCTATACTAAATTACTGAACGATTGTAGAAGAAATGGCGTGAAGGTTATAGACATCCGTGGTGAAGATGTGGCTATAGAGTTCTTTGAGAGCTATGATTATGCTAAGAAGTCTACCAAGTCAAGGGATTCTATAGACTACTCTCAACCAGAGCTTGACTTTAATCCGACCACAGATGATAATGATAATAGTATTCAAGAATCTGGTATTACTGAAGCGGAAGACTTAACAGAGGAAATTCTGACCAATATGCTAATAGAAGACCCTTTGCAGTATGAAGCAGTAATGAAGGAATTGTTAAGCCATGATTAAACTAGATAACATTACACAGTTAAGAAATCTATATGAAGCATCATGCGAGTGTGATAAGGCTTTGTTTGCTGAGCAGCGTACCAATATCAAGTTAAGAAATGGTGAGCACTATAACAAGACTACAGATAAGATCATGAATAACATCAGAGAGCATGGTGTTAGCGTTAATAAAGACCAGAAGATTCGTATTACTAAGAACCATACAGTATCTATTACTGATGAGTATATCAATTCAGTCCTATCAAGAAATCCTGAAGTCGCAGTTGAGCCTAATAACTCTACAGAACTGTCAGACATTAAGGATGCCCAACTATCTAACTCTGTTTTATCATGGGTTAAGTCTACTAATAAGTGGAGTAAGAAGCGTCCTAAGGTTGTGCATGACACAGTTGTTGTGGGTGAGTCTTACGCCACTGTTGCCTTTGATTATTCCAAAGGTAGAGTAGCTGGATTAGATGAGAATGGTAAAGAGGTTCTAGCTGGTGAGATGGTTATACAAATGCGTATGGCATACGATACTAAGCGTGACCCACAAGCTAAATCATTTGAAGATTGTAGATTCGTATTCTTTGATAAATTGATGGACAAGAAGGAAGCTATAGAGTTAGTTAAGTCTCTATCTCCAGACAACGTTGATAAGATTAAAGACGCACAGTCAGGTGACACTACTATTATATTTGATTCATCTACTGGTTCTTATGCACAAACAGAGACAGCAAGAGTTCATATTATAGAGATGTACGTTAGACCTTGTACTGAATATCCTAAAGGTCAGTTCATAATCATGACTAAAGACTTTGAGATATATAGAATGGACTTACCACTTGGTATCTTCTGTGTATATCAGTCAGGACATGCAATGATTACTGATACTCCTAGATATTCGGCAGTAATGAGAGTTATTAGACCATACCAAATAGAAATCAACCGAGCATCATCTAAGATGGCTGAACATCAGATTACTCTTGGTGATGACAAGATGGTTCTATTCAATGGTAGTAAGATAAAAGGCTCAGCAAAAGAGTCTGGTATTAGAGTTGTATCAGTCGATGGCTCTGCACCATTGGTTGTAGCTGGTAGAACTGGTGAACAGTATTTGAATTATGTAATCAATGAAGTCAATGGTATGTATCAAGCAGCGAATGTTGCCCACCTACTAGAAGACAAACAGATTACAGGCGACCCGTTCATGTTGCTATTCTCTACAATGAAACAGAAAGCAAAGTTCGTAAACTATGTTGGTGCTTATGAAGAATTTGAGAAGGAGATGTTCTCTGATATTCTCAAGCTATGTAAGTATTACTTAGATGAAAGCCACTTGATTAAGATAGTTGGTAGAACTGAGTATGTGAACATTGCAGAGTTCAAAGACGTTGATCTTGAATCTATGGACGTTAAAGTAGTAGCAAGCAATGGTGATATTGAAACTAAATTTGGCAAGGTATTAACTCTTACTCAAGTTCTTCAGTATGCTGGTAGCAGCCTGTCACCAGATCAAATCGGAACAATCGTTAAACAATTACCTTATGGAAATAAAGACGAAATCTTTAGTCCATTAACTATAAACTATGACACTGCCGTAAACATTATACTATCCCTTGATCGGGGTGAAATGCCTAAAGTACCTAAGTATGGTGACACAGACTATTTACTTAGAGCAATTCAAAGTAGAACTGTTAAAGCAGATTTCATCTTGTTGGCACCGCAA